GATTTCACAACAGCACAAGGTGAATTTACATCAATGGGATTAGATGGTACGAATGGTCAAATTCTAAGAACAGGTCAATCATTATACGCAGCAGATATCAATAGAAATAAAACAATTGATGGTGGTGATCTACCAAGACTGTTAGGTCAAGTTGTTGGTATAGATACTATAGTAACAGTTCCGGCAGGATATGTTGCGGGTAGTGGAGGATTTATGAGTCTACCGACTTGGAGATCAACTGAAGGAACAACTGTTGCAGGTCAAACAGAATGGTGTGTAATAAATGTTAATGGGTATGGTCAGGGTCAAGCAAGAGTTTACATAGATATAAGAGAGTTTAATGGAACAAATATATTACCCGAGAATATCAAAAGTTTACAATTATTTGACTTGTATTCAGGTCCTGTCGAGTTTGTTAGTAAAGACGCTGCATGGGCATTCTATAAAGTCGCGTCTAATTTTTCAACTTTAACAACATCAACATTTTTACCTTACATCAGAAATATGGGTAATAATGATTATGGTCTTAAGGCAGAATTCTCATTTAACAATAGTCCTTCTAATTCTTGGGGTTCAGTTACAACAACAAATTGGAAAGATATTACATATCCAAGAACATATGTAAAAACCGGTGTATTAGGAACTAACGAAATAGTTGATTTAAAATATCTTCTATGGGGTGATGTAAACAGATCTCACTCATCTCAAGTTGTAACGGCTAACAATGGAGTACAAACAATTCAAACAAACGCAGCAAATAGTTTATCGACTAACACCGCCTTCGTTTCGATGGCAAGTGCAAATACAGGGTTTATTAACACGTCAACAGGTGAGGTTAGTTCAATAGACGTAAACTTATCTAACATAACAGTAACATCTAATAACGTTGAAATACCGGTAACACTTAATACTAATGGGGTTGCTGTAGGTGGATTACAATTTGAATTTCAGTTTGACCCAACAAAAATAAAATTCGAAGAATTAAAATCTGAGCTTCCGAATTCTTGGTATGTCTTTGTTAACTCGAAAGATGGTAAAGTTAAATTCGGAGCAATTGATCAAAATAAAATGTCAATAAACGGAAGTTCAACACCGTTCAAATTGAGATTCTCAACAATAGGGGACGGGGTTAACATTCTTACATCAGTTAAAGTTTCACCAACAATGGATGCAAGTGATTCTAAAGGAGTTCAATTGGGGATTAATTTAAATTCAACACAAATAAAATTAACGGGTTATAATAATTTCTAATCATGAAGAAAATAGACAAAATATTAGGTTTAGGTTTTTTGATCACCATTTTGGCGATTAGTTGTACAAAGGTAGATTTACCTAAACCACAGGTGATTGATTTAGGGACTAAATCAACATCAACAGCAATAAAATCAATTACACAGACAGGTAATATCGTAACAGCAGAATTCGAAACAACAATTGGATCAAAGTATTCTGTTCAAATAATACCTTTTGGATCAGAAACACCTTCAAAAAAAGAAGGGTTTACTGCATCTGAAAACATTACAAAAAAAGTATACGATTTGACCGATCTATCAAAAAAAGACTATGACTTAGTTTTCATAGACATCAGCGGTAAGGAAGTAAAATACCCTATCGTAATAAAATAAAACTTAAAAAATAAAAAAATGTCAGAAGAACAACAAGAACAATCAACCGGAGGATCATTGAAGAATGTAATCATCGGTTTCATCTCAACTGTCACGTTAGGTGTAGGTGGATGGGTAACTACTAAATTAACAGGTGGAGAAGAAGAAAAACCTGCGGTACAACAAGCAGCTCCTGTAATTAACATCACAAATTCAAACCAACAAGCACAACAAGCTGGCGGTAAAACTGTGATAATCAAAGAAAAAAGTGCAACGCCAGCACCGGCAGCAGCACCTAAACCAAAGAAAAAAGAAGGAGACGAGTTCAAAGAAGAAGCTCCTAAATGGTAAAATATGAAAGAGAATACAGGTTTTAGAGAATTATTGAACTCGATGATGAAACGTAGATGGTATATCACTGCGTTAGTCTTAGGTTCGTTTATATTAATAATCGGTGGAATATTTGGTGCAATTACATCAAAAACATCTGCATCTGCAGAATGGAAAGAATTATTGTTATTGATGTTAGGTGCTTTCATCGGTTCTTATGGTAAGATTATAGATTATTGGTTCAGTGATACTGACAAGGATAAAATGTTAGTACAAAAAATGGACGAGGAAGACGGAGTATCTTTAAGTAATACTGGAGATATGCCAAATACCCCAATAGAACCAACAGATGTAACACCAATTGTATTACCAACGACAGAAAAACAAATCGAAAAGATAGGGGTTGAAATCGATGAAGATGGAGACGGTGTAATGGACGGTTTAGATTTTGATGGTGATGGTGTTATTGATGAATACTTTGCACACAGACAATGTGAGCATGTTTGGGGAGACTCAGATAATAATGGTGAAGAAGAATGTCTGGTTTGTGGTAAAATAAAAGACGTAGAATAAAATTAAAAAATTATGAAAACAATAAATTTAAACAAATTAAGTGACGCATTAATGTTGGGTTTTGTAAAGTTGTGCGTTATTTGGACTATTACGGCTCTATCTTTCCAAATATTCTGCATTTATTTAGAAGTGTCAGGACAAGAACAAAGACAACGTGATATGATTAATAAACTTGAATGGAAGTTTGATGGAACGTTCAAAAATAATCCTGATAACATTTGGTATGAAGGACCTAAAAAATAATATTATGACAAAGACTCAAGAAATTTTAAAATTCATATTGACGGTAGGGATTATTGGATTTGGATTAGTAATCCTTTCATTTGGATTTAGAATGGTATTAACCGCATTTTTTTAAATAACATATTATGAAAAAACTAATGTTTTTCTTAGCAGTTTCACTGTTAAGCGTTGGAGCATATTCTCAAACAATTGGAAAAACGAAGACTGAAGATTATAAGGCATCTTTCGAAACTAAGGCAGATATATCTGCGTTTTTAGATTATGAAGGACCTAAGAAAAATATTCAACTTCTTAAATGTGGTATCAATGATGAGATGTACGAGATGTATCCTGAACTAAAAGAAAAAAGAGTTGGTTTAGGTGTTACAAATATCGTATTAGAATATCTCGACAATTTAAATCGTTTTGAATTCACCGAAGACAAAACAGAAATAAAAAATAGAATGGTTAAGCAATTCCAAGCTTCTCAAGCTGGGATTTCTGAAAACAAATTAGATGGTAGAGGTAAGATTAAATTGGCTCACTATTTTGTTGAGATTGAATGTTATGACTATTCTGTTTCTGAAGATGAAACTGTGAATTTAAAAGACGGTGTAAAGAATATGTTGGTAACACGTATTGGTTTACAAGTAAGATTTACAGACGCTGAGAACGGAACTATCATCGCAGCGTCAGGGTTAGGTGAGGCAAAAACAACAAGAGAATTAACGTTCTTATCTGACGCAACAGTTGATCCTGTTAAATTCAATCAGTCCACAATTAGTATCTCAACCAAGAAAGCTTTGGATATTGCATGTGCAAATATCTTAGGTAAGATGGTAAAAAAAGGAATATTCAGTAAATAATGAAACGATGGGTTGGTCTATTTTTGTTAATGATATTATTTTCCCTTAAATCAACAGGGCAAGTAATAACGCAAACATATATCGACCCATGTGATTTAAAGACTTATACTGTTGTTATTCCCATTACAACAAATGGTGTTACAATAGTTGTAAGAAATAAATCCAAAGTTTTCAATTACGCACAATTCGTTAATGGTGAAGTTGATGCTTGGATAAAAAGTGTATTCGCGGCCCCATGTCCAACAAGTTTAGTAGTACAACAAACAGTCACAGCGGCGGTCTCACAGGCGGCGTCAGCTGCGGCAAGTTCAGCGGCTTCTTCAGCCGCAAGTTCTGCCGCGAGTTCTTCAGCGTCCTCGGCCGCAAGTTCGAGTGCATCTTCGGCAGCAGCGTCGTCTACACCCCCACCGGCATCATCACAATCATCATCAACTTCGTCATCCTCACAATCTTCGTCCCAATCGTCGTCTTCATCTGGGGAATCGTCCTCATCAAGTGGAAGTTCAAGTGGATCAAGCGAAGGACAAACAGAATCAAAGTCAGAAAGTAGTTCTTCTTCAGAAAGTAAATCAGAAGAATCCAAATCGGAGAGTAAGAGTGAAGAAAAGAAATCAGACGAGAAAAAAGAAGAAAAGAAAGAAGAGAAGAAAAAAGAAGATAAAAAAAAGTCTGTTGCCGCTAACCCAATGTTAGTCGCTTCTGACCTAACAACAGCTCAAGGACCTGACTTCAAATATAATGCGATAGTATCTTTTGGTGTAAGTAAGTCGTCTATGGCGGGGAACGAGAGCTGGGGGGCAACAGCACTAATATGGAGCACTTTAAGACAATTTGCTCTAAGTGGAGGTTATACTAAAATGGATTTCAACAAGGGAAAACTTGAAGGAATACATTCATATTCATTTACAGGTGCATATTTGGAAGGAAATTATATGGGACTACTCGGATATACCTATATCAAACCCCACCCAAAACACGGTACCTATGGATTCAATGTGGGAACTATTACTCTTCTACTTAAAGACACAAAAATCATCAATAGCAAGACAGGGGAAACAAAAGAAATTTTCAACACATCATTTTCAACTTCTGTGGTAGGGTTTTGGACAAAACCATATACCATGAATAGGAAGGTAACATTATCTCCTCAAATATTTTTGATGAACTCGCCAATAAATTGGAACTCTAAAACAGGAGAAACAACGGTCAACAGACAATTAGGTTTTTTAGTTGGATCTTCATTCGATTACAAAATAAGTAAGAGATTTGGTTTTAGTTTCAATTATAAAGTTTCAGGATCCACCCAAAAAGGAACACCTTTACTTAGTAACTTCTTGGTGGGATCAAGAGTAATGTTATAAGATATGAAAAAGATATTAGACATAAGACATTTTATAATAGCAACACTTTTGATTGTGATAGTGATATTATTAAAGTCAGATAATACTGTAACTAAAGAAATTGTAAAAGAGGTTCCGTCTGAACCTATTCACGACACAGTTTCGGTTGAGATTGAAGTACCTTATGAAATTCAAGGGGACGTTGTTTATCGTGATACTGTGATATATGTACCTACATTAGTCAACGTTGATACTGCAGCTATTTTACAGAATTATTTGGTTACCAATTCTTTTATAGACACAATTAAGTTGAATAACAATCAAGGTTTTGTATATTTGGATCAGACGGTATCACAGAATAAGATCACTGCAAGAAAATGGTCTGCAACAATCAAACCAAAAATAGTTAGAGAACCAGCACCTGAGCCACCACCAATAAGGAATCAAGTATTCTTCGGTGTTAACGGGGCATTGAGTAAGGAAGATTATGTTAATTCACTTGGTGTGGGTGTAATTCTTAAAACAAAGAAGGATCACTTATATCAAATCGGTACAGGAGTTGCAAATAGAACTGTTGATGGTGTTACTGGTGAGTTCAGACCATACATCAGCGGAGGGGTTTATTGGAAGATTAAGATAAAATAAAATATTTATAATAAATTAATTACTATGAAAAAATTACTGTTTTTATTGACAATCATCCCAACATTAACTTTTTCACAAGTTAGTAATTGGAGAAGTGCACCACCAGCACAACAACAATCAACACCACAAAGATCAACACCATCTATACAACCAAGTACACCACAAAGAAATGATGTGAGTAGTTGGAGAAATCAACCACCATCGAGAGGATATGATAGACCTACAAGAACAAGACCAGGTTCAAATATAATTGTTAGAGACCCTTGGGGTTGGAACAATTGGGGATGGGGATGGAATAGATGGGACATGTGGGGAGCACCTGGATTTGGCTGGAACTTTTGGCAACCATCTTGGTATTGGAATGATTGGGGTTATAGACAACCTGCACGTGTTTATGTTTATGACAACGGAAAAAGAGATACAATAAGAGGAAAAAAACCTATTATAAGTTTTGGTATCCAAAAAACTAATGACAAACAAGTCGGTGGATTTTTTACCATTGGTAACAAAGGATATTTCATCACAGAATATAATGCAAGTGTCGAGAGAGATAATTCAACATTCTTTCCATTTGGTACAATAGGACAAGTTGATTTTCCACTTGTAAACGATTTGGTACAAAGACAAAGTTTTTATATCGGAGCTGGAAAAAGAATAAAAAGAACTGGCGTTCATGTGATGGTTGGAACTGTGAGTGAAGATGTAAAATGGAGAGGAAGAGATGATTTAGGGTATATTACTTTTCCAAAGAGGGTACTAAAGTTTCTGAAGAACTACAATATCATGTAGACAACGGATTATCTTTAACTAATAATGTTTTCAGAATGTATTCTGAAAAATATTTTAACTTGGTAAACGAGGTGAGAGATTTATGGAAAGAAGGATTAATCAATCTAAACGAAGAAGATACTTTAATGGTTGAATCCGACCTTGGAATCAAAATCAAAAGAGGTGGAGAATACATTTATTTAGATGCACCTTATATTGAAGAATCTGAAACTGATGGAGAAATATTGGATGAGGCGAAACATAGAGGTAAAAATGTTAAGTTAGGTAAACCATTCAGAACATCAGGAGGACCAAAAAAATTCGCAGTTTATGTTAAAAGTAAATCGGGAGGAATAAAAAAAGTTTCTTTCGGTGACCCTAACTTAAGGGTAAGAAATAAGAACAAGGGTGCCGCAAAATCATTCAGAGCTCGTCACAAATGTGATCAGAAAGGATTTTCCATTCCAACAGGAAAATATTAACGGTAAAATAAGAAGAACATTCTCACCCGATGTTGATATTGATGAATTAAAATGGCATCAAGATTTAACGGATCGAAAAGTAACAGTGATTCAACACGGAGAATGGGAGTTTCAAATGGAAGATGATTTGCCAGTCAAATTGTCGAATGCCGAACAAATTTACATTCCGAAATTTGTCTGGCATAGAGTTATTAAAGGAACAGGAACACTAATTGTAGAAATAGAAGAATATTAATGTCATACTTAGTTGCAAATATACCACCAATAGAGGTTTTAATCGATAAAAGATTTTTATATGATTTTCAAAAAGATGAACAAGGTAATTACCTTGGTGATGGAGAGTGGGAAAAAGGTCATTGGGTTACTGTTAAAAGTATTCCCAACCAAGCATTGTTGTTCGAAACATACATAGATAAGTTTTCGGCAGTATATGATAAATTACCAATCCATGCTTTTAGATGGAGAGAATTAGAGTCAGGAGATGTAATTTATCCTTTAGATTTTTTACAACTTTGGGATTGCCTTTCTTATAATATTTCTGTTATTCAAAAAAGAGTTTTGAGAAAAACCAAAACTTTGACTGTGTTGAAAGATCAAACCAAAATCGAGGGTGAATATCTTTTTACAATAGATACCGCAAGTTCTGATCCTAATGAATTAGATATAGGATGGTCTGAAACACCAAACGAACACAAGTGTTATAATATATCAAAAATAAATAACGGTCAATTTGTTGCTCAACCAAATAACCGAACCAAATGGTTTCAACCATCTAGATCCGGTAATTTGGATGAGATACCTTATTTCAAATATTCCACAAAAGTTTGGACTTGTGAGGGATTCTCCAAGTGGAGACCTTCAGACACCGAGTGGACATACTAAGCCCTCATTGTTGGAACACGAGTAATTTCATGTCGTAATTCTCTAATTTCTGTTTCGATCTGTACTTGTTCAATTTCCATATTAGCATTTTGAGTATTCACCTCATCAAGTAATTCGCGTAGCGTGTTTATCGCTGTGGCATAATGATTGGTGGGTGTTGGTTGTTCCATTATTGTTTCTCGAATTGGCTGTTCATCAAGTGGAATTGTTTCATCTGGTCCCGAAACAAATTCAACTCTCATTTTTTCATATGACTCAATACATTCTTTATGAACTTGTTCTTGAATTTCGTTCGAAGATAAATTTTTGTTAGTTTGTTCAGATTTGAAAATTCTTCTAACAATTGGAAATAGATAATCGTCGGCATTAACATCAAGATAATCAATTCTATTGTCTTCTGCATTCCAAAAACTAAATTCAGAATCACCATTTAATCCTTTGAACCCAGCAAATTTGTATCCTGATTTTTTATTTATAAAATAAACAAGAATACCCTTTCTCCAATATTTTTCAAAATATTGCTTTTCTCTCACGTAGGTTGTACACCATCTTGTTGATGCACCATATTTTACAGATGATGAAAAAGTTAAAGGTCTTACGGCTAACCAATTTTCGTCTTCATATTCTTTGACAACCTGTCCTTCAAGATCTTTAGTATATTCTTTCATTGAAGCTAAGGTTATGGCACCTCTTAGGTCATCAATATCCTTATAGGATGTAACATCCTTATTATCGATTAAACCCCTGTCCATGAACTCCATAAAGTCTTTAAGAGTGTTGTAAGTATCACTTGTGAAATGATCACACAAGTAATTTGCCATATAATACATTTGATTATCGGTAAGATTATCGGTTGAAATTCCTTTGTTGATTAAACTTGCTTGAAGATCCGATATACCATTTAGATAATCATCCTTATGCCATAGATCTTTGACATTGAATCTTTTACCGAAAATTTTACATAAAAGAGGAACGTATTTGTAAGTTTTGGAAGTGTCCAATCGAGACATTACATCAAAAATTGTAATGTTTAATTCAGGATATTGTTTCTTCAATTCATCTAAGCGAGACATAATTCTTTTTTTAAAAACTTAATAAAAATAAAAATAATAGTCAAAGAATTTGATCTATTTGAACCATAAAATTAGAGCTTTTCTAATCCCCGAAGTAACAGGCATAACTCCATGAACATGTTTTTCGTCACAATGAAAACCAACAATTCTTTTTTTGTTCGGTTGAACTGTAATGTTGTGATCAGGAAAATGAGTTTCACCACCACCAACATTGTTGAGATATAATACAGTTGTGAAAAGTCTTTGAGGTACATAGTTGTCAACCCAATCACCTTTGTAATGAGTGTATCCATCATGGTCGTGAGAGGGTTCACCTAATTCACGGTCTGTTTCATTTTCAGGCCATACAGCATCCGCATGGTATGGGAATCCCTTTGTTTGATAAGCAAAACCAATATAATCTATTTCCCAATCTCTTTTACCAACCTTTTCGTTTAGAAATTCGTAATGTTTTAAGAGTAGTTTTTGGAAAAATGGGGTTGAGAATAATGGGTCATCAGAATCCAAATTAATCCAATGATAGAAAGGGTCAGTTCCAAATTTTTCATTAACGACTAGTGAGTCTATCTTATTTGATAGAAACTCACATTCGTAGTCGGTAATAAAATCTTCTAATTGGATGATCATAAAAAAGTGCGGAGAGAGTAGGATTCGAACCCACGGTCCTGTTACAGACTACGGTTTTCAAGACCGTCGCGATAGACCAACTCTGCCATCTCTCCTTGAGATACAAATATAGATAAATAAATATAGAAATCAAAAGGTATTTATAAAAGATGAAAGAATTAGATTCAACATTGAAGGCTGCTAACAAGTTTTTGAGAGACCAAGTGTTTGAGATTTTTACTCAACCAGATGGAGGACCGTCAATTCCAACAAATGTTAAAGTTGTTTTAACGGGTGTTAAAGATTATATTTCTTTTGGAGAGAATAGACCTTATGTAGAGTATACACTTGAAATTTTACCAACTAATAAAGAGTCAGACAAGTGGAACGCAATTCTTAACGATATCTATGGAGAAGAAACAATAATCCACACTAGAAGTTATGAATATTCAGACTTAAGGTTTGTTGTAAATCATAAAATCGGTGATATTTTGAAATATTTTGGTTTTGATGATAGGGTTATTTGTACTAAAGTCATTAATAGAGTAACAAATAAAAAAATGAATGAATCATTGTTAATTGAAGGAAAATATGATGGAATTACTCGTACCTTGGTGAGAGATATAATAACATTTTTCAAACACCAAAGGAACGGTGAGTTTTCTTTACCCGAAGATATTGGAGGTGAAGATGAGTATAGTTTTCCAAACCTTAATAAAAATTTCTCAATTTTCTTGGATTTACAGTTGGACGAAAATGTTAATGGTTTCGATGTTGATGCGGAATATTGGGACGACGAAGAAATTATCTATCTAACAATCATATCTAATCCAAATTCAGAGTATAATTTATTACAAGACCTGACAAAAGAATTGAATGAAATTCTTAGACATGAATTAGAACATATCAAACAATATGATCAAGGATACGAATTTCCTAAAGAACCTAAGGATCACGAAAAATATTATACCCAACAACACGAATTGGAAGCACAACGAGCTGGATTCAAAAGAAGATCGAAACAAGAAAAAATACCTTTAGAAAAAGTC